ACTTGTTTTAGACGAGTATCTTAATAGTTCCGTGCTAAATTTCCTGTTGAGGAATAAATGCCGAGAGACTACACGGGTAGAGAGTTATCTCATGCTAATGACTTCATTCTTATAATGAAATTAATCCATAATCCTTTCCAGTACGCAGTGCGTTTGGTGGATGGGTGTGCTATCACATCTTCTATGGGGTATTTCTATGAGAATTACTTAGATAAGTAGTTGAAGATTATTTGTTATCTTATTTGGAATCCTAAAGGGGGATGACCTACAGTTCTGCTCCGCAGTCTGGAGGCCTTGCCCTGCAATTTCTTTGCAGCTATTCCATTTTGATTTATGAGTAATGAGAGCTTTGATAGAAAAGTGACTCTTCATGTAAATGTATAGTCCATCTAGTTCAGGATGGATCCAATACTATGAACAAGCTAAATTCTAGCATTAGGGGCCGGACACGATCTGTGTCTGGCGCACCTACTGGTCGACCTCGGGCAAAGCGTCAGGTTAGATCAGACGGCCAATCCGTTAGAAACGATGGTCAATATCCGGGTGTTCCCCGTGATCCTTTCACTCCGGTCCGCTTGCGGTCTGGGGCTGGAAAACAAGTGGCTGTAGCAGCCGCATACTCGAGTGGTCAACGCGTTGGCGCGCCACGTATGTCTGGTACCCGGGATTCAGTTCGCATTGTTCATCGCGAATTGATCGGTTCTATAACTGGCACGGTAGGTTTTACCGTTGCTTCAGCTATACCTCTGAATCCTGGCCTGTCCGGTAGCTTTCCTTGGCTATCCTCTCAGGCTCAATCTTGGGAGCGTTATCGCTTCAATAAATTGAGGTTTTGCTACTTCACTCGAACTGGGTCATCGACTCCAGGTTCGGTACTACTCGTTCCAGATTATGATGCCTCTGATGCCCAGCCTGTTTCCGAACAGGTGGCATCCACATATGAGGACGTTGAAGAAGATGCTCCTTGGAAGGACATCTGTTGCGAACTGAGACTCTCAGCACTTAATGCCTTGGGTCCCTCTAAGTTCGTTCGTACAGGACAATTACTGGCGAATCAGGATGTCAAAACTTATGACTCCGGCAACTTCTTCCTAGTAACGACAGATGGTACAGCGGTGCCGTGGGGTAAACTATGGGTTGAGTATGATATAACACTCATGACTCCTCAGTTACCCCCCGGTGGTGGTGGAGCTTTACAGGCGCAAGCCGGTACATCCACTGCACCTACCACGGCTAACATGCTAGCATCCCCTACCTTTGTAGCGAACAGTTCAAATCTGTTTACGATTGCAGGTGAGGTGTTAACATTCCTAGTTGCAGGCGACTATCTTGTTGTGTATAATGTTCTTGGTACGACCTGTACCCAAACATCTATTCCAGTTTCCTCTATTGCGGATAATCTGTATTCGCAGGAAGCTGGGACAGGCACAGCAAGTATGACGCAAGTCTTGCAAACGGTAATGTTAGTTGGTAGTACCCTGACATTTAACAACACTCTGGTAGCAGGGACAAGCGCAAGCTTGTTTGTTTCCTTGCTTCCTTCGAATCTTGGTGCTGTCTAAGGTGCTGAGTAAGATACATAGCGGGCTTGAAATTAAGCCAATATCGGTAATGAGTAGAGTGAATCTCTATCCTCCTGATATTTTGTCTAGATACTTTTACAATTTTCTATTAAGAAATTAATGGTACAATTGGGGTATATTTATAAAGTATTTTGGGGCGTCCACGGAAGAACTTGTGGATCCGACCCGCTACTGCCCTCTTCGCGAGGAGGGCCCTATCAATGATTACGAGGTTAGTTCTCTTCGTATGAGATAGGCGGTTAATTACGGTTTCCCCTTG